ATCGAACGCGGTCTGGAATCAGTGAGAACATTGCTTCTTTCTGAACCCAGGCACGAACAGCATTGATGCCGTCTGTGTCTAGCTCAGTAGTGTCAGAGCCAGTAGCTGGCTGAGTATAATGTTTATATCCAAACACGCGGACGATTGCATTGTTTGGGAGAATGAAATATGGCGGCATCATGATCTTGTCGTCAACGTAGTCCCACCCACCCATGGCCTTTGCGTCTTGCGAGAATGGCACATCGTATAGGTAAGCGCTTTTGTTGTTGGCATCTAGAGGAGAGTACACATCAATTCGATATGGGTGGTTGACAGTGATGCCAGTTAGGTAGTTAAAGCTACCAATGCCAGGTGCCGTATACGTAAGTTCCTGGTACACTTCTCGTGGCCGGAGACGCGATACTTCCTGGATCCCCCAACGAATCATGTCACCCAACTCCGCATCAGACCATGTAGCAGTAGCGCCGCTAGGGTCACGAAGATCCCGGCGGCTAAGTGCGATTAGTTCTGTAAGAGTAATTGACATGTTTTCCTTTCGGCATTGGGGGCCAGGCCGAAGCCCAGCCCCCTCTGCACTAGCTCAATTAGAGCGTTGTACCAACCGACTCGACGCGGAGGTAGCGTGGCTGACCGGTCGACGTCTGTGCACCGGAAGTACCGATTTCACCCGTGAACGGCGAGCTCGCGGCCTCACCGCGAAGGATCGCACCGAAGCGCATCTTGAAGCCAAGAGTTGCCGTCTGTGCGATTGGGTCAGCGTGATCGCCACCAGGAGCCACGAAGTAGCTCTGGAGGGTCTGGCTGTCGCCAACGACGTAGGCGTCTGGGCCAAAGAAGAACGACGAATAGATGGTAAGCGCACCACCGACACCGCCGGTCGTAGTCTTTGCAGCAGGGCTGACAAGGAAACGAACGCCAGAGTAGGCCCCGATTTCCCCATTGAGGAGCTCGAGGTTCTTGGTGTACTTCGAAGCTTCAAGGAAGCCGTTTGCGCTGGTATCCGTCAGCACGTCAAACTCGACGGCTGGGTGGATGATTGCGCGGTAGAATCCGTCAGCAAACGTTGGGATGTTTGCAGCCTTCATCTTAGCAACGGTCTTCTTGATCTCGAGGCCGGTGAGAACGTCGCCCGACTGAACAAGTGCGCGGGAAGCGCGACCTGCAGCGTATCGAACGTTAGTACCAGCAAAGAGGACATCGCGGATGATGCCGTCCATCGACTCCGTAGCGGCACGAGCAAGTCGCTCAGACGCAACGGCGATCAGGTCATGCGGGCTGTCAAGCTGCGCAAGATCCGAGATCTTCAGGACCTTACCATACTGGAGAGGCTTGAAGGACTCAGTTGCGACAGTCATGTCGTACTCAGCCGGGGCCGTAGCTTCGGTAAGGTTATCGCCTACGCCAAGTGGCGTAAGGTCAGGATATCGAGCGTAACGAATCTCGTTAGCGCCCTTCTGGAAACGGCCAGAAGTGTAGTTGCCTGGCATGGCGTGAACCAACTTATTGCGAAGGTTCTCCTGCGCCTGCTGTGCAACCAACTCCTGGATAAGCGCTGAGTAATTCGTACCCAGCGTTGATCGCGTGTTAGTAGCCATTTGTTATGACTCCTTAATCTTGGAATGGATTACCAAGGCGTGCCATCTCTGACGTAATGTCATCGATAGTCCGCTTGGACTTAGCTTCCTGCTCTCGAGCAGGACGGTTTGGATCAACGAATGCCTGCGCGGAGTTCCCGCCGCCAGCCTTGACAAGCTCTTCGAATGCCTTGGCTCGATCCTCATCGGTGAGCTGGGCACTTTCCTGCTGCCACTTGACGTACGTTGGGTATTCCTTTGACAAGCGCTCGCGCTGCTCGGCTTCCCGAGTAGTCTTAAGCTGTTCCTCCAACGTCTGAATCTTGCGCTGTGCGCGCTCAAACTCAGACAGGCTGGCCTCTTCCATCTGGAGCTTCCAAGCTTGCACCTTGTCGAACTCAACCTTGAGCTCGTCGTACTGCTTCTTGGTAGTCGTCAGAGCTTGGTCCTTACCAGCCAGACGCTTCTTCCAAGTGGTGATGTCCTCATCCGGGTTAGTGGCAGAATCCTGCGACTCAACCTGGTCGTTCAACACGACTTCGTCCATGCGTTCCTCCTACTATTGTCCAAAGCCTGGTGGCAGCTGTTGATTGCCAACATAGCTCACCGGCTTAGGGTTATTGGCGCCACCTAGCTGATTGAGAATTTGCTGGCCTGCGCCAAGCATATTCTCTGCAGCTCCATACGGCCCGATCTTCGCCACTGAACCGAGCACGTCTTTCCCTACCAGGTCCGTCAAGAGCTGATAACTCTTTCGGTTTCCCGACATGGATTTCGCAATTGTTCTGACCCACGATGGCGGCATCGCTGAAATGTCCCACGGTACGCCAGGGAATAACTGTGCTGCCATGAAGGCAACCTGGTTATTATCTTGTAGGTACTTCTTAAAACTGTAATCTGTCTCGATCTGATGTTCAAAGTAATCTCGGACATGTCGATAAGCTTCAAATCCTGCGCCAGGAGCAGCTACTCCGAATGGTTGCTTAAACAGGAAGTTAGTCATCTCAGGAAGAATCTTCTTGAACATGTACGAATATGGATAGAACCCAAGGAATGGGTGGTTAATTGAGCGCTCAAAGAAACTTCGGTTTGGGTTGAAGTATGTGGTCTTATTAGCCTGCTCAAGGGCCTGGCTATACACGTGCTTAAACGCCCTATGCACAGTTTCCTGCGCTCCATGATGGGTGATCAAATAGCTAGTTGCTTCATCCAATCCCTTGATAGCTTCAGGATTGTTGTCAATGTACTCCCTTGCCTTCTGGCGGATAGCGGCAACAACCTCTCGTTCAGTATTTGAACCTTCGAGTGCTGCAACTCCGAGCTCCCCAGCTGCAGTTGCGTGGACTTCTTTAGTTACATCGTTTACAATCTTCTGCAAGTTTACAGCCACGTTGGAAACTTCTGGTCCATACGCGTGGCCCAAGGCGAGGGCCTCTGCAAGGCGGCTTGCCTCATAAGAGCTGCGAGCAAACCCTCCCTGTTGCAACATGTATGATGCAGCAAGATATCTATAGTTTGCTTCCTTTTTAAGTTGAGCAATCTTGTCAAATGATTTTCCAAGATTTGCATGCGCTTCATTGAACTTAGAAACTAGATCTGAGGGGATTCTATCAATGCCAAATCCGCTTCCAAGAGCTTTAGCATTGAAATCATTTACCTGATACAGCGCTGCCCGCAATTGATCTACCTGTGGATCGATCATGCTAGCGTCGTACCCTGCGTCAGCAATAGACTGACGGATATCCTCAAGATCGTTTAGTGCTCGATTTGGATTGGCAAGCATTCCGTTGCGTACGTCATCCAACGTAAGTCGCCCTTCCGGAGTCATACCTCCAAAGGCCATAGTCTTAGCCTCATGGAAAACAGTTCCGTTTCGATCTGGGATTGTCGTGAATCCAAAAGCCGCCGGCCTAGAAGCGTCGATATCTGATAGTACTCGCTCAGGATCGCGCATGCGCTGCTGCCAGGAAATGTGTCGAGCAAATAGTGTTCGTGAATCTGTGGTACCATAGTGCGATACAAGTGCATTATATAGCTCTGGATCATATTCACGGATTTGGCCAGCAAAGTTTTTAGCTGCAATATCTGCGGCAAGAGCATCTCGTGCATCCTGTTTTATCTGCTTAAGCTGTTCAAGTTTATTGCCAGCTAGCTGAGACTTAGTTGCACCCTTAACGCGTTGCCAAAGTGATCCAGTTACAGTTGGATTCCAGTTTCCTTCCATTGCTCGCTCGATGGCTTTATCCCTAAAGATACTTAGGAAGTTTACGTTATCAACAAGTGATTGCGTTTCTGGGGCAACCCTGGACAAATCACGTACCGCAGATGCGTCAATCGACAGGAGTTCTCCCTCTTTGCTAAGAGCCTGGACAACGTTTCTGTCAACTCCACGCGCAAAGTTTAGGGTTGGAGACTCAATGTACTCCTGGACCCAGTACAGCGGGTTATTCTTGAATCGCCACCTAGGATACATGTTGTCAGTAATTCCTGCAATAAATGGAGCAAACTGCTTTGCTCCACCAGTAAGGTATTGCGTAGCGCCAACAACTTTAAGGTCACCTCGGAATGCATACATCACCGCGTTAGTTGGGCTAAACGGCTGCATTGACGCATCGACTAGTTGGCTATTGAATCTATCAACAAAGTCCTTATAGCCAGACGGCCCTTCTGCCTTGGTAAGCGCATTTTCAAAAGCGCTTTTCATTCCCTCTCCGCTTACGCCACGTGCGCTAACGCCCTCAATCTGGGCCCGAGAAACTAGCTCATCCATGATTGAGTCAATGGTGCCCTTGCTTACTCCGCCACGAGATAGGTAAGATGCCATACGAAGCTTAATGTTATTAGTAACAGCATTTTGCCCGATAGGCGCAAACACACCAGTCATCAACTCTTGCA